GCAGCGAAGGACGAAACCGAACCGGTTCATTAAGAGGAACGAACCATCTGTCTGCCGACACACTTTCAGCAAACGGAGCAAACTGAATAAATGACGCAAATTGCTGCGCACCCGTGTGAAGCGAGGAGCGGAGTTGTTTGAAACGCGTGGGTTCGTTAAATGGCACGAACCACTTATCTGCCGATACCCTTTCAGCAAACGGAGCGAACTGAACAAAACTAGCGAACTGTTGCGCCCCGGTGTGCATTGGCTTTCGCGAACGCACAATGTCCGTATTGAACGGTTGATGCCAACTGTCTTCGTTCGCGTTCACGACCGGCGCAGCGGTCGTAATCTGGCCTAGCGCAACACGCCCTAGTGCGTCACCGCCTAAAAGCATGGCTTACAACCTCGCGTTAGCGGTCCAGTGACACGAGAGCACCAAGATAGTTCCTGCTGTAATAGTGCCGTAAACACGGAACCCATTTTCGCCGATAAGATCAGGGCCTCCGGGAGTCAGGTCTACATTGTTTTGGCGGTCGCGTATTTTATTCACGGCTCCGGTTTCTGAATATACGACAACAGTCGGGGCCGCACGTTTGGATACTTTGAACCTCGGAGTCAGTGCTCCATTGAGGACGGTCGCCGAAGTCGTGGCAAGAAACATATTTTCCACGCCATTTGCCGACGACGTGCCGAGAGCCGTCGCATAGTCGTAAGACTTCTCATAGTAGCGCTTACAGCTAACGATATCGTTGTTGAAATCCGGTAGTACAAACGCTGGAGCAGAACCACCCTCTACAAACAGCGCATCGAACATTTCACACACGTTGCCATTGGTGGCGAACACGTTCGCGCTTTGGCTTGGATGCATCAAGAACAACTGCACTGAGATGCCAGAAGTGTTGTCCGTAGCCCAAGTACCTGTCGTCATTCCGGCAAGCGTAACCTGCTTCGATACGTCTGTTCCGACTTCCGGTGCAGCAACAGTAATGAGGCCAGATGTCGCAGATGCACCTGATGCGTTCGTAGCCTGAACTACGTACGTTCCAGATACTGGCGGCTTGAAGCCAACAGAGAACGTCGCCGTCTTTGCGGACGCAGTGCCCCACATAAGGTCTGCAACTCGCTGGCCTTCAATCTTCTGTTGCAAGTATACAAGCGTAGAACCAACTGTAGCCTGCGCCGCCGTGACAGTGACGCGAAGGCGATGCGTTGATCCACCCGGAGTAGCCGACGCAACTTGAGCAGCGGAGAATGTAGCAGTGCCGGGGGACGAAGTCTGAATGGACCACTGATCTGCGAGAAAGTACCCACTGGTAGTTCCGGCCGCGGTGCCGTTCTCTTGCGAAATCTGCATGCCGCCGTTTAGGAGATAATTCTTTTTTAGAGCATCGATATTCGCGCGGGCTTGCGCCTTTTGCAGATAGCTCCACGCGTTAGCTTCATCGATAAGAAGCAAATCTTCCTTGAGCAATACAATCGCCACGCTAGGCGTAAGCGTGAAACTAATCTTCGATGTCGAGCCGGACGAATTGAAAAGCACAGTTGTTCGCGAGAGGACGCCAGAACTATACGTGCCCTCCCCCACTTCCCACTGAGAAAGGTCCGCGCTCTCAGCGCGATATTTATACAAGCGACCATTCACCACGCCGGCCGCTGTAGGCGATTGATACCCGACGACTGCCGACGAAAAAGTGAAATCTGATGTGCCGCCCGCCGTGGGGGCGAAGCGGCAACCGTCAAGTTGACCAGCCATTTAAAATCCGTATGTGCGAAGTGTCCGCGCTCGACTTTCGGCGCGCTCTAATTTCTTTTCGAATGGGTCACAGTTGCCGCGATCGGCGCATGAAGGACAGACTAACGACCAACAGAGCGAACAGCTTCCGCCTAAATCCTCCGGACGCTCCTTCGGCTTCACTATCGTGAGTCCGTTGCAGTGACCGCATGTGATCGTGTGCATTTCGATCGTCTCGAATTCGCTTGTGATCACGTAGCAACCAAACTTCTTCATTCTCTCCCCCAATGAAAAACCCGCCACGCGTTAGCGTGACGGGTCGTAAGAAAGTGCAGTCCAGTCTTATTACTGCTCAACAAACTCCAACTGAGCAACAGCAGTACCCGTATAGCCCGGCGATTTCACGCGGAAGGCAAGACCGGCAGCCGTCGTAGCGGGAATAACCAATTCCTGCCCGGGATAGGCAACCCAACGATGCGTAGCACGTTGGTTCATGCCGGCTGCCCACTGCGAAGTGTTGGCCGTGAAAGTTGGTTCAACCGTCTGATTGATCGTCGACACACCGCTAAACGCAGCGTCCGCAACATCAATAGGAACAACGTTGCCAGTCGTTCCCGTACCGACCGCGGTAGTTCGCGACACATCCCACGTCATGGCGTTGTCGGCCGGCGTACCGTCAGTACCGAAAACAAACTCGTGCAGCTTGATCCGCCGCGGCGTAGCGCCTGCAGACAGATTAATAAGGGTCTTGAACGTTGTTGTAATGGCCTGCTGTGCAGGCGTCGTAGCGTTAAGGTTGGAAGCCGCGAAACCGGCCATAGGTGCTATTCCTTGTTAATCGAATTGAATAATGAACTGGCCAGCCGAGAACTGTACCGATTCACCAATTGGAGTCGTCTGCACAATAGTTAGAGGCCCAAATAACATCATATTGCCACCACCAGAGTTGTCACTGATGCTGACGTGCGTGATAGTTCCCCAATCTGATAAAGCTGGTCCGAACGTAACCGCGGCGTTATTGTTGGAGATGCCGGTTACTGAATCAGTCACGTTCATCTTCGACGTTGCAGCAATACGGGCATATCCCGTGCCGGTAGTCGACACCTCCGCAGCGAACGACCCCGCCTGTGTCGGATCGGCCGTATGAAGGCCAATGTACACGGTGGCAGGCATCGCGTAGGCTGCTAGACCAAGTGAATGGTCTAGCAGTTTCTTTTGCAGATAAGACGTAAGAGAGGCCATGGCTTATGCCGCCTTTTGATTTGAACCCGGCACACGCCGTTGATTGCTCGTCTGGCGAGTCGTATCTTCAAGTTTCTTGATGCGATCGGACATGCCGTTAATCGCATCAACGATTGCGACGGTTTGTCCGTTGAACCCTTGCGTTAGAATTCGCGCAATCTCCGGACTCTCTGTCGGAGCCTTTCCGGTTCGGTTGATGAAGTCGAGAGCCGAGCGAGTTGCGCCATTGACGCTACTTGCCTTTGTCACGTGCTCGCCACCGGCAAGCCTCGCCGTGACGCTATCGACTCCGTACTTTCCGTTCGTAACGTAACCGCCTTCGGCATAGTGATTTCCGTTTGCGATGTAGCGAACGTTCAACGCTTCCGAAGCTAGCTGATCGGCAGTCTGAGCCGTATTCGGTGCAAGCTGCGTAGAGGCTGAAAGGTTATTGCCACCAGCCAGCTTAGTAACAGCATCCGTAACACTCTGGTAGATTGTGCTGTACCCCGTTGACGACGCGTAGAACGCCTGCGCCAGCGTCAACAGACTCTGAGCGTCTGCAGTCACGGAGTTGAGCGCATCCTGATCACCGTTTTGGGCGGATGAAACATCGGTATTGAATTTCGACTGAGCGAACTTCAACTGATCTTCCGGTGACAACGTCGAAAGCGAGCCGGTTTTAATCGACGCAAGAAAGTCATTCAGAGATTTTGTAATCGCTTGATTGGCTTTATCAACGATGTCCTGCCGCTGCTTCGCTAGGTCTTTTTCAAGAGCGATGATTGCCCCATTGCCGGCCAAAGCTTCTTGCGCGCGCTTCTGTTGTGCAGCCGCGTCAAACTGTGCAAGCTGTCCCGACAGTGTGTTGGTATCTACGCCTGACAGCGCAGCTTCCGAGTTGTACTGTTCGGTCCTCTGCTTTGCAGAGATATACTCCGCATCCGCCTTCTGATCAGCAGCGGCTTTACGAGCAGCTTCTTCTTCTTTCTTTTTGCTGTCGCCAGAGAGCCATTGCGTGATGACACCAATTCCAGTTTCGACATAACCAACGGGGCTAGTCGGGTCTTTGATAATGTTGTTGATGCCAGCCGACGTTAGGCTTTTGCCAAGATCGTTCGCGGAACTCTTAAGCGAATCCATTGCGCTTTTTCCGCTCATGATCCCGCTGACGAAGTTGTTAGCGAAAGCTCCAGCGGCGTTTTTGATCTCGTCAACAACACCTTTCATTGCATCTTGCCAACGAATTGTGGCTGCCTCTGCAGAATGCAACGCAGCCGGAATATCGTCGCCGTAGATTCCCTTCAGTTGGTTGGCAATCTTTACGTCTTCAGCCGAAGCAAACATAAGCTGATTGCCACGACTGATTTCGGAAGCGACCTTTGCCTTTTCCAAGGCAACGGCAGCCGCACTCGCTTCATCCTTCAGCCTAGCGAACGCCTCTTTCTGAGCGTCTGTTTCTTTGCCTCCGTTGGCAAGTACCGCGGCTGTCTCAACAGCCTGTGCCCTGAATGCAGCCAGTTGGCCGGCGCCAAGACCAACGGCCTTAGCGTCCGCCTCTTGCTGCAGAACATGCTTCTGCAGGGAGTTAATTGCGCGGTCTACAGCGTCGTTGTAGTCTTGCGTCGCTTGTGTCGCCTTATTGATTTCATTCGACGTGTCGGGCCGCATGAAGTCAGAGACTCCAGTGGTTTGCCTTCGCGCCGCTGATACCGTGTTCGGATTCGATAAACCTGAAGCAAAACCGGCCGGGTAGTTCGTGGCCGGGGCCGCGGGGCCGTTCAAATGGTCCGAAGCGGCACTGCCAAGTTGGCCAGCGACCTTGAACGCGGCCGGTGTCAACGCATTGGCTGATGCACTCCATGCTGTCTTCAGCCAACCCGGAATCTCAATACTAGTGATCTTGCTAGCGAACTTCTCAAGTCCGCTAACGGCGGCCGCAATATCCTCAACGATCGTGACCCACGCGCGATGCAGCGCCATTCCGCCTTCGGTAATGGTTTCCTGAAACGGAATCCACTTCTCGGACAGAATCTTTACGGCGTCGTCGTACCGATTCTTGAGCGCTGTCGCATCGTCGATATCTTGCTGGTTTACAAGCTTCGTTGCCGCGATCTTATCGGCTGAAGCCTGCATCTGCAGGAAGTATTCGCTGTTCTGTCTGAAAGCTTCCAACTGATCCGGGGAAGAGAATGTTGCAGCAATATCTAACGCCGCTAACTTCCTACCTTCGTCCGTCATTTGCTTGAGCAAATCGAGAACGGCCCGGTACTTGTCTTCAGTTCCGATAGCGTCACTGACCTTGTCGACGCCAGAATTCTTGTCAAGATTTCCAGCATCAATATGCGAGTCGATTTTCTTCTGAAGATCGCTACCGCCAAGCTTGTCAGTACTAACCGCGTAGAACTTCTTCAGAAGGTCCGTAGCGTCTGAAATTTTCCCGCCTGCATCTTCGAAGCTCTTTCCGACCCGTTGCATGTACTCTGGCGTGACGCCAACTGACAGCGCGTCCTTAGAAATCGTGCTGTACTGCTCCAGCTTTTCGCCGGCTGAAGACCACGCGAATTCAATCAGCTTGATAGCGTCAAGAACCAATAGGACCGGACCCGCAACGCGAAGCATTGTGGCAGTGAATGAGAGCAACCTGCCGGTGAGTCCGAGTACTGCATTTCCGGCTAGCCCTGTGAAGCCAGAGAACCCGGCCATTGCCGTCCCGGCTGTTGTCACTGCCCCCGCGATAGGCGTGAAAGCTGGCCCTAACCTGCCGATCGCCGCAGCGCCGGTAACGGTAGCGGCGCCAAGCGCCTGAATGCCCGTCGTAGTGGCCGCAGCGGCGGCACCGATCGCCGTTACGCCAGTAGCAACGCCGGCATTCACGAGACCGCGGAACGCTGGAGACAGCACGTAGGCTGCCTCTGCGGCCTGCTTCAGATGGTTTACGACGCTCGCGGCCTCGATACCTGTCTTACTGAAGCCTTCTTTGACGTTATCGTTCGCCGCTCCGACCTCGCCGTACTTCTCTTTGAGAAGGGCGAGGTTCTGATTGTATTTTTCCTGCGTAATGAGGCCCTGAGCCAGAGCATCGTTTAGGGTACGCGTTCCCTTCTCAATCGCGTTCTGAGACCTAGCTGTATCGTCGATTTGATTCGACAACTTGGCATATGCTGCTTCGGCGGACAGCGCCCGCTTCGCGTTCGTGTCTGTGACCGTCGCCAAATTTTGATTGGCGGCTGTCAGCTTTTCTAACTTACCGGTTTGTTCGTCGATACCGGTAGAAGTGGCGCTGATAGTTAGGCGCCGGATAACTTCGTTCGCCACTTCTACTCTTCCTGTTCGTTCGGTTTCTTGCTCGCTTGTTCAGCGGCGTACTTCATATAAACGGAGTCCATGGCCTGCATGAACGTTACAAACGGTTCTAGTGGTATTGCGTTGTCATGAGCATATCGGCTCAACGACTCGTAATAGATGCCGCCCATGCCGCCCATTGCTCCAAAGCTGCGATCGTCGCGGAGAACTCGCCACGCGTGTTGCAGATAGCCGGACCACGACGGCCACTCTGCAACATCTTCATTGACTTGCGGCGCATCGGACTCTTCATCCTGCAAATCCAAGAGGAATGAGTCCGTAGCCTTCTCGTTTAGCTCGTAAGAGAAGGCGTCGCAGAGTTTTTTGTTGCGTCCGCGATGAACTCTACATCGCTCTCGCCAACCTGCGCAGCAGCCCAAAGCGTCTGCTTGACCAAGTCGCGGCCTTCCGCTGCGCTCATGGTGTCAAGAGCGGTCTGAGCGTCGTACTCTTCATCGAAGCCGCTCCAGCCGAACAGAATATGTTCTGCAAGCAACTTGCCGACATCGGAGTCACGAACCTCCGGAGGCGCGTTCTTGCCCTTGTACTTGCGCGCGTATCGCTGCACGAGTTGGTCAAGAGCAAGCTTGTATGCCGGAAGCTCAAGAGATCGAACGCCAAGCTTCACGCCCGGCCATTCCGGAATCTCGATAAACTCGCCGTTGCGTTCTGCGTCAACGTTCTTCTTGATAGACGAAAATTTGATAGTCATTGAAATCGGTTTCTTTCTATAAGGTGGAGGGGGCGGCACCGACATGCCACCCCCTATAGTTGCCACGGCCACAAGCCGCATCCCGCGCACCTACGCGGTAGGCAATTCAGTACCCGCCGTGTTCGGCAACGGGCTTAGCTCTCGAAATATTCAACTCGGTCGACGATGATATGAGATGCTGTCAAGCTGTCGTAGCTCGCCTGATAGCTGAAGTCCGCCATAACGTCTGTGTTCTTGCCGGTAGCATTCGGGTTGCCGCCGTCACGATATGTTGCACGCGGAATCTGGAAGATGATGGCTTGACCATTCTTCGCAACACGCGTGTTGATGGGCCGGGTTGTACCAGCGTAGAAAGCAGCAAGCTCGGTATCGCTACCGAAGTAGGTAGACATCTTGCCGGTGACCTTGCATTCGCCTTCGCGAACGGCAACCGGTGCGGTCGCGTCAACTGACTCGATCGTTCGAAGGTTGTTTTCGATGACGAAAGACACTTCCTTCGCCCAATTAGGCCCAACCAACTGCGAACCATTGACACCGAGACGACCAACGTTTGCGTTGGCAGCCATCACGAGGCCAGTAGTTGCAGCGTCCGGAGACGCGCTCAACGTAACGGTGGACTCGCCGCCGCCCATGCCAGTGAAGGCAAACGAGCCGGTAATTTTCGCCTTGGAAACAATGTTGAACGTTGCCGTACCAACCTGCATACCGGTGTTGACGATGTAGGTAGGAACGGTCTGGCCGAGAAAGCCGCGCTCAATCGTCATGGACGACGCAACAACGCCGTTCTGAATCTGATCGCCGTACCAAACCTTAATGGTCTTGCCGGTGCCTGCGTCGACAGCCCAACCAACCGGCAGGTTGTCGCACGGAATATCCGTAGCGGTCACCGTACCAGAGACGCGAATCCAATCGTTGTTGGCTGCCGTCGCAAACTTATCGCCAGTGGCAGTTCCGCCAACCTTCAGCCAGTCACCCGGGCCAATACCAAGCGTTGTCAAGTTCAGCGCGGTGGAGTGGAGCCCGGTAGAAGTTGCGGTGATGTCCGCCGAAGCACCTTGGAAGCCAACTACCTTAAGGCGGGCCGTAGCGGGTGGCGCAGCTTCTGCAGTGAGCGAAAGCGCCGTGCCGACGATCGTGGTTGCCGTCGAAGACGCGGCCTTGAAAACCTGATTGTTGGCAGAGTTTGTAAAGCCAGTTGCGCGAACCAGCATGCCGGCAACTACAGCGGCGCCGCCAGAGGCAACAGCGTAAGTGTTGGCGACCGTGCCCGCATCGGTTACGATAGAGTCCGCAACGCCATCGTTGTAGAAGACGGGACGATTTGCCCACGCATTGAACATCGCGGAGCGAATACACTCAGACAGCGGCGTATTGTCATCTGGATATGAAAGCTCGAAATTGATACCGCCAGCCGAAGCCTGCATGTTCTTGATGGGGTCACCCAACATGCGGTCTGCGCGAAGCTCATCAGAGTCAACGTAATTCGGGGAGAAGCTAAGCGACTCGCCGGTGATACGCATTGTACGCATGCGCGGAGTTACGGGAGTCGTGCCCGGCGTGGTCTCGCGGACAATGGCCAACTGTGTACGATTTGCAGAAGTCAAAGGTAAATTCTTTCAATAAAAAAGCCGCCCACAAAGGCGGCTGCAAACAAACTCGATTTTGAAATTGACTAGGCTTCCATACGGCGCCAGTTGATGTAGACAGTCACGGCATACTTCGTGCCGCTCTCGTGGCCGCCTTGGCCCTTGCCAATGAACGCGTCTCTGAATTCAAGGCTATCGTTCAGAAGAAGAAGGCCCCTGAACAAATCGGCAAGTGACTTCGCGTATGTTCGGACGGTTGAACCGCCCGTGTTGATGGGAACAAGAACACGGAGCCAAAGGACTCCCTCCTCATCCCATCGATTATCTTTCTGATGGCTCGCACCGATCGACTCTTGTCCGTAGAACGTGCCTGTCATTTCAACATCAACGAAGCTGGCAGGCAGTGGGTCTAGCGGCTCATTCTCAAAGCGAACCGGTGTGGTTGTCCAAGAGGATGAAATGTAAGATTTGATTGCGTCGAATACTGCGCCCGACGCCATTAGACCGC